TTCAAAAAGCTAAAGATTTAATACAAGAAAAGGATTCATAAATGTCTACTTTTACTAAAGTTAATTTTGAAATTGCAGAAGTTATTGATGTTGAACCTTTAAAAACAGGAAATGACGAACAAAATTTATATTCTGTTAAAGTTGAAATTTTTAATACTAGTACTACTCAACATGATATAAGTGCTAGGCCGGCTTCATTAAATATTTTAAAGCCACCATTAAAAGGAGAAATAATTTTAATCTTTTCCGGACCAAATCAATATTCTGGTAAATCTAGAAAAGAATTACAATGGTATTATTTATGTACACTTCCAATTCAATCTAGTATATATCATAATTTATTACCAAATGCTGCATCATCAGAAACATTTACGCCACCTATTGAACCAAAAATTGTTAATCCTTTACAATCATTTACGGGCGATTTATTATTACAAGGGCGTTTTGGAAATACAATAAGATTGGGATCATCCAAAATAAAACAAGACACAGATACTGCAGTAGAGCCGAATTGGGTAGATAATACAAATGATGACAAATTAATTACAAATCCAATAATTATACTATCAAATACTACAAAACAAAAACAATCGGATCAAGATAATATTTATGGAAGAAAATATAGTATAGAACATTTAACAAATGACGATTCATCGTTTTATTTAACTACATCTCAACAATTATCAACTTTAAAATTATCTGGAGTAACTGATAAATCTGGAGGATATAATAAATTTAATAAATCTCAATTTATAGGAATTGCAGACCGTATTTTATTAGTTTCAAAAACTAATAGTATAATTCTTGATTCAAAACAACGTATTAATTTAAATGCTGAACAAGTATTGTTAGGTGGAGACGATGCAGCTGAACCAATGGTAAATGGACATGAGTTATTATTAGCATTGTTAGATTTATGTTCAGCATTACGAGCTGGTACTAATGGCACCGGCGGAGTTTTTTCTGAACCAAATCCTGCAGCTAAAGGTTATATAAAAAAAGTTGAAGAAAGATTATCTGCAGCAACAAATCCAAAATCAATATTAAGTTCAAGATACTTCATGAAAAAATAAATAGAAAGATTAAAATATGCCTGTTACATCACCATTAGACAAAATTCCATTAATTCCTCCAGTATTAACTAGTATAGCTGTTGATAAAATTGTAAAATTTATAAATAAACTAATTGAAGATTTATTAAAAGTAGTACAGGATTCAATAAAGCTACCAGATGATTGCGATTGTAATGACCCTAGAATTGATGCATTAAAAGATAATCTAGATGATATATTAGAAAGACTAAAAAAATTACAAAACCTCGTTGCACAAATTATGAAATATGTCAATTTATTTAAGACATTAATAGGAATAGCATCTGCAATAAAAAATACATTATATACAGTACCAATTATAGGACAAGCTGTATTATTATCTGATTTATCAATGGTACAAACTATGACAATTGAAAATGCAAAAAAGTCATTAGGACAACTAGAAGGAATTCCTCCTAGATTAAATATTGGTGTAGATATGGCAGTATCCCAATTGGCACAAGTTGCTACAAGATTAGCATCTGCTTGTTCTGGAGCAGCAAATGGTACTGGCAATGATGGAAGTACTAGCGATGAATTGTTAGAAGTACCAAAACAATTGAAAGACGAAATTGACAAATTAAATCTTGATTATAATGATTTATTACCTAGTGAATTTTATCAAGAAAAAAATGTATCTATAGATGATATAGATTTAAGAGGTGATTTAATACAAGATTTAATTAATCAACAGCAAGATTTATTAAGTTCGCTACAAGAAGCTCCTTCTCAATTAATTAAAGGAAATGGAGCTCCAACTAATGATCTAGGAAAATCCGGTGATTATTATGTAGATGAAATTACAAATGAAATATATGGCCCAAAATTAAATAATAAATGGATTGATACGTAAATCTATACATTACATATTTATAATAAAAAGAAATAATCATGAAACAAGAAAAATTTATTAATGTACTAAAAAAAGTTATAAACGAAGAAGTTCGAACAGTTATTAAACAAGAGCTTACAGAAATAATAAAACAAGGTTTAGAAAATACAATACAAGAAATTAAAACTTCGCCTAAAGAATCAGTTACATCGAAAAAGTCTAATAATAAAGTTAAATTTAAAGAAAATAAATTTTCAGATATTTTAAATGAAACAACAAGATTAACAGAAAATAACAAAGTAGCTGATTATGCATCATTAATGTCAGAAGATATTATGATGACTTCAAAAGATGCTCAAGGATTTGGAATGAACAGAAGCATACAAAATATAAATCAAACTTCTGTAATGTCAGATCCAGAAACTGGAAAAACGTTAGAAGTAGATCCCGTTATTCAAAAAGCAATGACACGTGATTATTCAACGTTAATGAAAGCAATTGATAAGAAGAAAGGAAATGGGATACCGATTAGAAAATAGTGAAATTAGATCTGAATCAAATTCTGCAATTGGAATAAAATTTCCGTTTAATGGTAAACGTGTTTTTAATTCTACATTTACAACATTGGAACAATCCGAAAGTAATTTAAAAAATTTACTTTTAACAGGATTAGGAGAAAGATATGAACTAGTAGAATTTGGAACTTCTTTAAAATTTCTTTTATTTGAACAGCAAACTACTAAATTACAAATAGCTATCGATGAAGAAATACGTAACTCTGTTAACAGATGGTTACCATATATTAATATTGAAAAAATTGAAGTCATATTTGATACACCATTACCAAATATAATAACAGTTGTATTAGATTATACAGTATCAAATATTGATGCGTTAAAATCGATTACAATATCAGCAAATGAATCAGGACAAGTAACAGTTGAATAAAAGGAGTATTATTAAATGGACGTAAATAAAAATGTAAACTATTTAAATAAAGATTTTAATCAATTTCGAAAAAATCTTATTGAATTTACAAAACAATATTTTCCAAATCAACATACTGATTTTAATGAATCATCACCTGGAATGTTGTTCTTAGAATTAGCAGCATATGTTGGAGATGTTTTATCATTTTACGCAGATACTAGTTTAAAAGAATCAATTTTAAATCAAGCTCAAGAAAGAGGAAATATAATTAATCTAGCTAATATGTTAGGATATCAGCCATTAAATGCAGTTCCTTCCCATGTTAAATTAAATGTTTTTCAATTAATTCCTGCAGTAGGATCTGGAACTAATAATAAACCAAACTTTGATTATGCATTATCAATTAACGCTGGAATGCGAGTATCTCAAGAACAAGGATCTGCAGAATTTAGAACATTAGAATCAGTAGATTTTAATTTATCTTCATCTGTTAGTCCAACAGAAGTTACTATTTATGAAGTAGATGATTCTACTAATGAGCCTACATATTATCTTTTAAAGAAAGAAGTACAAGCAGTATCTGGAACTATTAAAACAAAAAGTTTTTCTTTTGAATCTGCAAAAGCATATGATAAAATAGTATTACCAGAAGAAAATGTAATAGAAATCATATCAGTTACTGAAACAGACGGCGATGCATGGACAGAAGTTCCATATTTAGCACAAGATACAGTTTTTCAAGAAGTATTAAATGTAAAAGAAAATGATCCAGACACATTTCAATTTCGTGACTCATCTCCGTATCTATTAAAAATGAAAAAAGTTGCTAAAAGATATATAAGAAGATTACGATCAGATAATAAAATGGAACTTCAATTTGGTGCTGGAGTAAGTAGTAATAATGATGAAGAAATAATTCCTAATCCATCAAATGTAGGTAATGGATTAGAACGACAAAGAAAAAACATTAATGTTGATATTGATCCTTCAAATTTTTTATATACAAAAGCATATGGAGAAGCTCCTTCAAATACAACATTAAATGTAACATATTCCACCGGTAATGGATTATCTGACAATGTTGATAGTAATACTATTAATAAAATAGATTTTGTATCATTTCGTGACGACCCAAATTCAACAAATGCTACAGCAATGGTTAATTTTGTTAAATCATCTATTTCAATTAATAACATTGGACCTGCTCGAGGAGGTAAAGAACAAGATTCATTACAAGATATAAAAAATAACGCAGCTGCAAATTTTGCAACTCAAAATCGATTAGTTACAAAACAAGATTATCTTGTTAGATGTTATTCTATGCCAGCAAAATTTGGAAGTGTGGCAAAAGCATATATTGTTCCAGATGACCAAATAGATCAAGAACAATTAGAAGATACTCGTATTGCTAATCCATTGGCTATGAATCTATATGTATTAGGATACAATTCAGATAAACAATTAACCGAATTAAATAAAGCTATTAAATTAAATTTAAAGACATATCTAGATTATCATCGAATATTAACAGATGCTATTAATATTAAAAATGCATTTATTATTAATTTTGGAATTGATTTTGAAATAACTGTATTGCCTAATTATAATTCAAATGAAGTGTTATTAACGTGTATAAATGAATTACAAACATATTTTAGAATAGATAATTGGCAAATTAATCAACCGATAATAAAATCAGAAGTCATGCAAATAATAGCTAATTCAAAAGGAGTACAAAACGTAGTAGGATTGCAATTTAAAAATCTATTTAAAAAGACAGAAAATTATTCTGGTAATGTATATGATTTAGAAACTGCAACAAAACAGGGTATTATATATCCTAGTCTAGATCCTAGTATATTTGAAATTAAATTTCCTAAAAAAGATATTAAAGGAAAAGTAACAACATATTAACATGAAAATATTTATATAAAATTATGGCACTAACATTATCAACATCAGGCATAACTAATTCAGGAACAATTCAAGCTGCACATATATCGCAATCGATTGATGCATTGAAAGGAACTCATGCGTATAATTTAACTCCATCTGGGTCGTTTACGTTTACAGGAGATACTGTTTTCACCGGGACTGTATCAGGGAATAAATCAAAAATAATTACTTCCCAAGTACCAAATGATTCGACAATAACATTTGATGTAAATGGTGATTCAAATTCTATATATGTATTAATAGTTCCCTCCGATGGTAATCAAGGTTCAAATGGAATTGGATTTAAATTGCCTAGACCAAATTCTGTAACGCCTGGTACTGCATATAAAATTATAGTTGGACAAGTGGGAGATACTGCTACTAGTCCAGCGGCATTAGCAAGATCATTTAATATCTTTGTTGAGAGTTCTGATCAAAAAGCCTTATTCAGTATTCTTACTACTACTAATGCCACATTACAAAAGTCAAATGGACCTTTTGTTCAAATGGAAATAGCATCTTCTAGAACCTTTACTGGAGATCAATATGATTTGATATGTGATGGAACATATTGGCACGTAACAGGAGTAACTGGATCACCTACTATAACATATTCAAATTAATAGAAAAATAAAAAATGTTTAAAATATTATATCCATCCCAAGACAC